GAGCCCGTCCGGGCTCAGCCGCGTAAACACATGCCACATAAACAGCGTAATGGACATACCATAGGTTTGCGCCGGATAGCCGGCGTGGCCCACGGATCACCGGCGAACTTGTCTTTTGATTTTAATCATAAGACTATAGTAACCGCCGGGTTTGCCGAATCCCTCGACGATGAAAATATTCATCGAAAGGGGTACGCTGACTGTTCGCATTGGTACAGTAGGCCAACATCCGTGGTGTCGTATACTTCTTCGAATTATACGTATGCTCACGATCCTGTTGGTTTCACCGTTTTAGACATGGGGGTCGAGTGCTATTTAGCATTCGGTCCTACGTCTTTATGGGCTGCCAATCAATGGATAGGGACGGAGCTCTGGTCGCAGTCTGCAATGGCGAAAGCCATGTGGAAAATGCGGAAGAGTTACCAACCCCGTCTATCAGTTATTAACTTCCTTCTTGAGTTGAAGGATTTAAGATCCATATTCAAGTTCTGGTCACAGGCTGGGCATCTGCGAAAACTCGCAGCGGCCAAGTTAGAGACGGACTTCGGTGTGGGTCAATTTCTTAGAGATGTTCAGACTATACTAAATGGCCTGAGCACATTTCGGCAGCAACTCAAGTCTCTTTTGAAGAAACTTGGGACTGTCGAGAAGCGGCATTTCCGCACTAAGATTAGGAACGCTGGTGAACGCGCGTATATTCTGTATGATCAAACAGAAGCATCGGAATTGTCTCTTATCAATAATTATATTGATGAGTCGCAACGGCCGGTGTTGTCTGAAAATCCAGTTATACCTCCGCAGTTCGGCGTTCGTAGGGCAGAACGGATGGCTGTACTCTTAAAGGATCAGTGGGCTAACTACACCATGCGGTGTAGCTATATTGCCCCTGGTCTCTCCGAGGATCAGGCACTCATTCGGGATTTCCTGGACTATTTTGGTGTCCGGTGGGATCCTAGCATCATCTGGAACGCGGTGAAATGGACCTTTATAATCGACTGGTTTGTCGATGTGGGGAAGTTTCTATCGCGGATGTATGCTAAACCCTGGTATGATGTTTATTTCCGTGTCCACGATTTATGCGTCGGCACGAAGTTGGAGGTGCAAGGTAGTAGTTACTACACCTGGGCACGCGACAACACGCTACCAGTCGTCACAGATCGCAAAGTAATAAGCGACTATGGCAAACTGTATAAGCGACGCGCGGTCATTCCTTCTGAGGAAGACCTCGTAGCAGTGGGGTTCTCTTGGCCCGAATTGCAAAAGTATGTGTTAGGAGCATCACTGCTCGTTACAAATACCAAGCGCGGGAAAACTAAGAGAGCACCACGGAAGCAAGTGGAGCTAGAGTGGTTTTGGCGTCGACTCAAAAAGAGGAGACGCAACCGCAAATGGCTCCAAGACGGAGGAGATGATCGAAGGCGTAAGCAGCAACCTCAAGTTGCGCGATAAGCCCACGACTCCTCATAACATCAATAATTAACCATCACACAGATTATGTTCTCAGATCCAGTGACTCTCGGTACTTCCGGGTTCGACACGGTGTTCAACCGTGTTGAGCAAGGACCTGGTGCGCGTAATAAATACACGCAACAGACCGATGCAATCATCGGACCGGAGAGCGAAGTCGTTGTCCAACAACAGGAACTGGTCATTTCACATGCACCAGGTACTGCCAAAGGACGCGACCGCTCTTTGTTCCGACTTGATCTAACGGCAATCTCTGCGGCCAGTTTAGCAAATGGCCTCAGTGATGTGTCGTTCGACGGATCCTGCTATCTCGTGGTGGACCTGCCTGGTGTTAAATCACAGGGCGGGGCCTATCGTGAGATAGTAGCGAAGCACTTACTCGCGCGTATGCTCGGTTTTCTGTCCGATAACGCGACGGGTGCGCCGGACTTCGATTTCAGCTCTAACGAGCTGGTCCTGAAGTTTCTCAGTAAGGAGTCGTAGCAAGAAGCTCGACCCTAGCTGTTCGGCCTACCTACTCGTGTGAGTAGGGAAGTGTTCCAATGAGAGTGTCTAATAACTGGATTCATAGATCACACCTAGCCTTGAAAGGGCGAAGTATGAAAGAAGAAAAACGTAAGACAGTCAGTCCCACGTCTTCCTCTAGCAGCCAATATTTGGCTATCTATGAAGACCTAGTGTTAGACATAGCAGCACGTGTATCGCATGAGATCACGGAGAACTACATCAAGTCGTACCAAAACGTCAATGGTTTGGGCCTCAGCGTTAGAGCTGAAGGCCTGGCCGAAGACCTAATAGGTATTGCTAATGCGGAACTCAATGATCTCGTCTCAGCCGATCTGCGTTTAATACGCAGACGCGTTGCGAAAGAGGGAATGTCATTCTTTACGAAGACATTGCCTAGTTTGGGTAGAGCGGTAGATACCGCTCTTGCCAACTCGCAACCCTTCGTCGGCCCGTCGACTTTCGGAAGAAAGTCGAAGGGCAGCAGTTTGCCGGTAATGTTTTACTGGCTTACTCGACGATTGTGGGATGACAGCGGGGATGAACTCCACGCTGCTAACGCTATGGATGTGCTCTGGCTTAGACAACTAACCTATGCCTACTACAAACTCGAAACGCCGTTCACGGAGAAGCAACTGGCGAAAGCCTGTGCTTCTTACGTTGCGACTGAGCGGGAGATATCACAGGTTAAAATACCTGATGGTGATCTCGCTATCGAGCTCGCTAGCAATTTTATTGCTAGAGTCTGCGCGCAAGTTGATGGACTGGATATTACACCAGCTCACGGCCCTGGCGCAGTAGCTACAGGAGAGAAACCTTGGGAAAAGAACCGCTTTCCGCGGTTTTACCCTGGGCTAGAAGGAATATACCCCTATACGGGATACTTCGCTTCCTGTCTCGGTGAGGTA